ACAGCAGCAAGACGAACTTGTACTTTTCTCAAATGAGAACCAGTTCAGACTGTATTCAGGTGACAACGTAACGTTCTCTCCAGAAACAGCTTCTGTAGGTCGTATAAGTTCCATTAGTATGGAATCTAATGTTAAGCCTCAACAAGTTGGACCCCAAGTTATATTCCCTGTTAAGGAGGGTGACTACACAGGGTTACATACTTTCATTACTACTGACCGTACTGTTGGTATTAACCTCGGACAAACTGCTGTTATTACTGAAACGGTTCCTAAGCTGATACCTAAGAACGTTGATTCTTTAGCTGTTAGCAGAACAGATCAATATTTAGTAGCTCTAAGTAAAGATGATCCAGACGCTTTATATATCTACCAATTCTTTTGGGAAGCATCTGGAGGGTCTTTAAGTAACAAACAAAACGCTTGGTCTAAATGGACATTCCCTAACAAGAGCCTACATTGGTGTGACTTTATTGAAGGTACGTTGCTTACAGTAAACAAGTACACAGAGAACGGAACTGTTAAGTATTACCTAGAAGGTCTTAATGCTTCTAGACCGCCTCAAGATGAAAAGGATCTGTTTCTATTAGATAGGCAGCTATCTAGTACTATTACTACAGATTTAGGTGCAGTCACCTTCTCTTATAGCGGTTTAACAAATAAAACTACAGTTAGTCTCCCTTATTACACGGTAAACCCTAGTCAGTTTGTCATTCTCAAAAAGGATACAACAGATTCTACAGAGCCTGCGAAACGTTGGATCGTGGGTGCAACTGTTCCTGCTGGGGTTAACTCTTTTGTTTGCGATAGCTTGGGGGATTTTAGTGGAGCGAACGTTTCTTGGGTCTTTGGTGAAAAGTATACGTTCAAGTTTCAGCCACCTCAGCTCATGCCCTATTCAAGAACTGCGACTGACAATACTTTTATCGGTAATCGTACTGGCCGCCTCCAGCTACGATATGTGGATGTTTACTACAATGATGCAAGGTACTTCCAAGTAGATGTTACCCCTGATTATCGAGATAAGGTTACTTATGAATTTGACCGAAGAGCACCTTTAAACGCTGGTATTGTTGTCAGTACAATATCTGATTTTGAAGAAGCTAAATTTAGAGCTTATATCCAAAGTAAGAACGACCAAGTTACGATAGAAGTAGTAAACGACAGCATTGATCAAGCTAAGTTCGTCGCTTTAGAATGGACT